GGGGATGCTGTCGATGATGGTGGTAGTCTTACCGCGACCGGGGCCGGAGCGAAGGTAGAGGCATTTGCCCGACTGATAGAAGGCGGGCAGTTCGCGAGCGAGTGTGGTCAAGTTCATGGTGGTTCCCTTTCGTGGGGTGTTGGTGGTCAGTTACCTCGGCAGGTTAGCCGAAGATCAGTGTCCTGACGGACATCAACGTGTCCTCAGGAATGCCAATTTCTATTCCGCGCAAGTAGGCCAGATGAATGTTACCTATCTTCGCGTCTTTCACTGCCATAGTGAGGCGTGGGTTGTGTGCCACCTTGTGCTGACGTGCGAGCGTCCGCAGAGCAGAGGCAAACGCATCGACCTGCGCCCTAATAACTTCATCTGAACCGATGATTAGGCTGTCTCTCCGCATCGTTACCTCACTAGGTTAGATCCTTGAGGTAGTCGGGCGGCACGATGGTGATATGGTGATACCCTTCGCGCTCGAGGTTGGCCTTCATTGCGTTGGCCTTGGCCTCGGTCGGGAAGCGGTTGATATACACATCGTAGGGGTCTTTCTTGTCAGGGTGGATAGCTTGCACCTGCCACCAGTCATAGCGTGGGCTCATTGTTACCACTCCGTCTTTGTTGCAGTCTCTCCGGATGATCCATCCAATATTTCAGATGATGGATCGAATGCGACAGCAAGAAATGCAGCTCTTTCTTGGTGAAGCCTTTGACGGGCTGGTCGGGGTCGGCGATGTGGATCAGCGCCTCGATATCTTTACGCTTCATTGTTACCTCCTCAGGTTATAGCGCCAGCGATAGATCGTTGACACTCCGACGTTGTAATGTTGCGATGCTGCCTTGACGCCGTGTTCATCGGCATAGGCGATCACCCGTTCGTGCATATCGAACGCAAGGCCGTAGGCGGGATCGTATGTCATGGGTTCCCCGTCAGGCCGTAGTGGATCCACATCGCGATCATCGGTGACGCCAGCAGAAGAAAGCCGGTCACGATGGTCATGATGATTTCCGTGACAAGGCACGTCATTGCCCATGCGTTACGGATGCGGTTGTGAGTGCGCGTCATAGTTACCTCCGTGGGTTATGGTTTGAAGTGCATTGTTACCTGCCTAGGTAAAACCAGCGACGCTTGCGGTTCGGGCGGAGCGACTCGATCACACCTGCCAATTCACCAGCGACGCGAGCGACACCGATCTTCTCGGTCAACTCGAGCTGCTTGCGCTTCACATCTTCGTGACGGGTGACAATATCTGTCGCCACCAAGCGGAGTGCTTGCGCCAGCGCGAAGTTATCGTTCGTGTCCGCGTTGGCGTAATCGAATCCTTTGATCATGCTGATCAGGTCGCCCATGGTATCTTTACCAAGGTCGTCGTTCAATGATGTCATGATGTTACCTCGTGGGGTTAGCGTCCTCATCAGCATGGGTTTGCTAGGTCCATGGACAGGCGGTTATGCCTGTTTCGGTTAGATATAAAAGCCAGCGGGGAAGTCGATCACAAGGAACACATCCCATGTGTCGCCGTCCTCGATGACGTGATCCTCGGACAGTGCAGCGAGCTTCACCCATTCCGATGGTGGAATTGGGCCGGGTTCACGATCAGTTTCGACCAGCGATTGGATGATCACGCCATCATCGCCAGACCAGACGACCAGATACTTTTTCATGGTTACCTCCAAAGGTTACTGTTCGGAATATTCGTAGGTATCGCAAAGCCCGCAGGCTTCAGACCATTCTCCAGTCTCGTCTAAGTCGTCGATGCGGCTGAGTAATGCAGCCTTCATCATGGCGGGCGTGACATCACTCCCATCCTCGGTGTTACTGTCCAGCGAGAATGCCAGATCGAACGTATGGTTATATAGTGCCATGTTGTTACCTCGTGGGGTTATGGGAAAAACAGGTTGACAGTGGACGGGGCAGCGACCAGCTTCGACAGTGATGCGGCAACGGCGGTCAAGCTTGACCCGGTGATACGTTTGCCATCATAGCGGGCGGGATTGTTCGGGGCGGGCGATGCGACCCATTCCTTTTCCTTCAGCTTGCGAACACTCCAGCGGTGGCCTTTGCCATCGAAAGCTTGGTATTCGCCCTTGCGGAAAAAAGAGTGTTCGACGTTCTCTGGCATCTTTGTCATGGTTACCTCCAAAGGTTACGGGTTGATGAGTGCGCTATAATAGCGCGCCTCGCCGTTGCATCATGTCATGGTGCAAGGGGAAAGCGCGGTAGTCGCACCCCCGTAGGGATGCGATGATGTTACCTTGCGAGGTTAGATGCGGCCACGCTTGGCAAGGAACGCCAGCGCCTCAGCCTCCTTCTTCTCATCCTTGGTCATGGGTGGCAGCTCACCGCCCAGCTCAATGATAGCATCAGCGTATCCTTGCATCGCTGCATCACAGCCGGGCAGGTCCAGATCGGCGGACAGTTTGTATGCAACCTTGTATGCAGCGACCAGCTTGGCCATCGCGCCTTTCTCGGCTGACTCGGATTTGCGGATGCAAGCGGCCAGATCATCATGATCCAATTCTTCGTCGCCATTCTTGATCTGCGCGCGCGCAACATTCAGCAGGCATTCAAAGGGCGCGTGGATTTTGTCGTCGCCCCCGATCATGTTACCTCGCAAGGTAATGACAGCATCCGCTTGGAAAGGCGCGGCAGCGCCAAGGATTTGCGCGGCCTTCACAATCTGCACAAGCTTGGACACCTGCGCCTTGTATCCGTTACCCTCCTCGACACCGACGGCCAGCAGGTTCCCCTGCATACGCTTCTCGCGGGCGCCAAGGTAGGTATCATAGCAGGCGGGGACATCCTTTTCGCCGATCAGGCCGACGCTTGCGGCTTGGATCAGGGCGATAGCCAAGGCTGGCCGCGATGTGGTGACGCTTTCGCGGCCAAGCTTCGCCAGCTCTTTGCCCAGCAATTCCATCGCGCCGTCGCTATTGCTACCCATTGCGGCATTCGCGGCGGCGGACATATTCAGGGTTACTGCGTTCATGGTGTCATTTCCTTTTGACTGTTAGGTAACGGTATTGTTACCCGTGAAGGTTACCGATAAGTTATCGGCGGGTTATATTGCAGATTAACGCGGTCCCCGAAAAAAAATATCTAACGATATCAGGGACTTACTTTAATCTTTAATCTTCAAACTTTTTTCGGCGGTTTTCGACAAAAAGATGCGATGATGAAACGGGCGCATCATGTCACGGGTCCGTCGGGGATTTTACTCTGGCATACCCTGTTTGTAGATTAAAGATTAAAGATTAATAGATATAGATAGAGAGAGGGAAAGGGGACGGGCAGCCGCCCCCTTGGCGATGTTACCCGTGAAGGTTAGGCGGCGCAGTCGCTGGCGACTTCACTGTAGGCCAGCCAAAGCTCACCAAGCACGCCGTCATTATCCCAGTGCGGCTTGGCGTCCATCAAGTCTTGCCATTCTTGCGCGAAGGTGGCGGCGTCATCGCCCTGCAAAAACACCTCAACTTTGCGCGGAAGGAAGGTGAAGCAAAACGCCGCGCCATGCCCGAAAGAGCGAAGGCAAAAACGCTTAGTGTCGATACGGTTAGTTTGTTGCATGATGTTGCCTTTCGGGGTTAGCGGGTGACGACAGTGAAGCGAACATGACGCTCAGCGGCGATGGCGCGAACACCGGCCTTCACCTTTGTGATCGGGCCTTTGTATGCGGCCACGATATCGGCCAGCGTGACTGTGGCGACACCCGTTGTATCGCGGTAGGTGGCGCGGTCTGCAATGTCACGGGCATAAGAGCCGGCTTGCAGTTTGGCCTTCATAAACTTGGCCTGCATATTACGATTAGGCATTGTTACCTCCTGAGGTTAAGCCGTTCGCCGTTACACCATGACATGGTGCAAGGGGGAACGGCTTGATACGTCGCAGCACTAGGCTGGCATGGCTGGCCATGATTGTATCAAGCAATTCCGTCTCGGTATCGGCACCCTTGTATATATCATCACAATTTTTCACGCCTATCCAAGCGCAGGGGGGTTAAGGCACAAAGAAGTGCCACAGTCCCATGATGATATATTTCGGCATCGCCCCTTGCGGGGCCACATTATCGGGGTTGCCCCCTAGTGCGATACCAGAACCTAACAATGTCAAAGAGCATGGACAGCAGGCGCACCTGTCCGTAACGTGCTTAGGCTAGTCCCGCTGTCTTGGGTAGTTACTCGGCGGGTCACACCCTAGTATCGGGGGGGTGCGTCATCCCTTACTTATTAATCAATCACTAGTCACACCCTAGTATCGGGGGGGGCTTTCGGCTTGTTACCTAGGGGGGTAACCCCCTCCCCCAAGTGGACAGGGGGGGAGGGGGAGGGGGGGCCCTTTGTTAGGTACCTTACAAATACCTAGGACCAAAATAACAAATGTAACCATTACATAACCAAATATTAACTCTTGGAAAAAATCAAAATCCCATGTAAAATCACCCCAACAAAAGGATGACCCAATGGATATTACACCTGAGGACTATGTGGATATGTTGGACATGGTAATCGAAAAGCATGAAAAGCTTTTTTACCAAGTACCAGAAACTGACAAAGAAGGTCGTTGGGAGATCCGCCGCGACTTGGCGATTATGACGGATCTCCGGCTTCAGATCATGGATCACTACGATCTAGAGGCGCACCAAATGCACTAAGTCCATGCTGCCGATGTAACACCGCTGGTCCGCTGCCGACGTGGTTTCATCAAGCGATTGGCAATCATCTCAGACATGCCACCATGTGATGCTAGGCAGGCATACTGAAGAGCATCCAAGATATGACTGTACTCATTTTTGTCGGGCAGAGCTTTGCGGGAACCATTGCGGGTTTTGCCAAAACGGTATCCACCAGATAGGCCACGAATCAGCGTGGGGCAATGCCGCTCGTCGATCAGCATGGCGGGCCCACCATCACGACTTCCAAGCAACCAGCTCTCGATAGCATTAATCCGTTTTGAGATGTCATTGGTAGGCGCGGGGAAAGCGTGCAAGCCGTTCTTCTTGATAAGATCAAATGATGTTTCTTCATACAGAGTAGACCTCTGCTTGCCGGCCGGATCACCCACGATGTACACCGACTTGCCGATGTACCGGTCCTTCATTAGTGTCGGCCTGATGGCACGCTGGAGCTGAAGTTCGAGACCGATGTCTTCTGCGATGATTTCTTCAAGGACCAGTAGGCGCCCGCGATGGTCTGCCTGACAGATCACAGCACAGGGGTCACGGCCAAAGTCGATACCCACGATAAGGGGATATGATGGTATAGGCTCAACCTCGTCAACAACGTGCCAGTTCCGTTTGAACGATTCACGGAACACAGCGGAGCCCGAGGGGTCATCGCCATACTGAGCGTGCACATAACGCTTGCACCAGTCGCTAGAGTTGGAGCGGATAAAGCGCTCGTAATACTTCCGGCCCTGACCGCGACGAACTTCATCGTCTACCGGCAGCTTGAGAGTGTCAGGGGTCTGCGTCAGCCACTCGAGGTTTTCAGCATCGTCCGACATCCCGCCCGGCTGAATAAAGATCTGCCAGTCTGGTGGCGTGGTGATATCCATAAACTTATGCCACGTAGATCCCTCAGAGGGCATGTTGGTATCAGCGATGATACCCATCCATGTGCAACCGCCCAGCGTTGCGCCGGGGTAACGGCCACAGCGGCCGGCCAGAGGAGAGATCAAGGCAACGTCCATCTCGATGGCTTCTGACATCCATGCACCGGTGAGCTGCATCGACAATAGGCGAGCTTGGTCTTCCGGGTTGTCCAGTGGGATGAGGATCCACTCAGAGCGCACATCACCAAGTTCGATGTAGATCGTGTTCTCAGATACTTTGAAAGTTGCTACACCGCGAAGCCAACTCGTAACGTCTTTGAGCACGGTGTCCTTGAGCTGCTTTAGCGTGGAGCGGACGAGGGCGAACCGAGTATAGCGAAGCCCGTCCGGTGCGGGCTCTTGTTCCAATGCACGGCGGAAAAGTTCAAAGAGGCAGGCTGTCGTTTTACCGGAGCCAACAGGGCCAGCGATGAGCCGGCCGAAGCTTTCACTCTTCATAAATGATGCGCAGGTCGCCGGCGCTGTATATGAGATGTTTGTCATTTCTAGATTTCTCCAAGTAGGTAACTGCACGCCCAACATGGTCAGCAGTATCACCAAGGATACCTATTGCATAGTTGCATGAGTTGCACAGGAGACCGCGTACTTTTCCGGTGTCGTGGCAGTGGTCAACGCTCAGTCGGCCATATCGTTCTTTTTCTGGGAGTCTGCTGCATAGGGCGCATGTGCCCCCTTGCTCGTCTAACATACGGTCATAGTCTTCGACTGTTAGGCCATACCTTCGCATGAGATCGTTCATGCGTTTCCTAGCTCGAATCTCAGCACGCTTTTCTTCTGTAATCGCCTTATGCTTTTCTTTCCGAGTCGTAGCTAATTTTTCTCGGTTTCGTTTTGAGTATTCACGCTGATAGGCTAAAAATCGTTCTCTATTTTTTTGGTAGTTTGCTCGTTTGCGTTCTTTATCAACTAGATCCGACATAGTGCATCTCCTTACAGAGCTTGCCCCTCGATTACCTGCGAGGTAACATTTTTCTCAACCTTTAGCTGGTGGTCAGCACCAAGATTGATCGTAACGACCATCCGTTCGCTATTCCCAGCGCCTTCCACATTACCACCAATTCCCGCAAATTTTGAGACAGTTTTTACAACTTCCATTTTTGCAGCCAGCCCTTCCTTGGCGTCATGGGCCCGGGCATATAGTTCCGGAAGCACTTCTTCGATGAACGATAGCGACTTCATCCGAATACGCTCGGATGTGTTCATCCCCGACTGCCACTCTTCTACAGCGCTGCGTAAGCGGTCTTGGAAGATAGGAAGAGTCTGAATAGTTTCCCAGTCTTCCGAACTAACAGCTAAAGATCCTAGAATATCCCCAATGTCGCGGAGATCCATGGCAATCTCACGAGCCAATTTTAGAATAGTTAGCTCATCAAAACTAGGCGATTGCACAACGAGGCTAGTCATAGTATCCTCCAACTGCTAGGAATTGTTGCATTACCCCCCGCTTATACTGTATTTATGGCGGTATAGTCGAGCGTCAGGACAAAATAATGGCATCAGAGGCACTAGGCGGCGTTTTACGTGTAGTCGGTCCGGGGCAACTCGACGCGGCTGTAAAGGCGCGTGATGAGGAGATGGCCTCAGCGCAGGATGCCGCATCCGCAGGAAATACAGAGCTGACATCTCTTGCCAGTTATATCCGTGGGCAGTTTGATATCTATAAACGCCACCGGAATAACGCCCTTGCAGGTTGGTCAGACCGGCTTTTGACAGCAATGCGGGTGTTTAACGGCCGGTATGATGC